TGACGTGACCGGCACCACCACCGCTCTGGCTGGCGTGATCCTGACCGTGCTGCTTAAGCGCGTCTGATGGCAATGCACGCCTTCCGGCGACTGCGTGAACTAGAGGCTGCTTCTAACGAGGCAGCCTCTCTTTCTATTGCAGAGCCAACACTTAAACTTGAAGTAACAGAGCCACCGGCTGATGGCAATAACAATCGTGGCCACGCCAGGCGCGGCAGACGCAAACTCCTACCTGACGCTGGCAGCAGCGGAGCTGATTATTGAAGGCTTCGTTCAGGATGATGACGTTGTAGCTTGGGCATCGGCTACGACAGATCAAAAGAACCGTGCGCTGTTTACAGCAACGCAACGGATCGACCGCGAGCGATTCCTTGGTGCGCGCGCCACTGATACGCAAGCCTTGCAGTGGCCGCGTACCGGCGTGCGCAAGCCCGACACCTATATCAACACCTACGCCGTAGGCTTCCCCTTCCGCATCACCACCGACTACTACACCGACAGTGAAATCCCTGACCGGATTGAGTTCGCTCAGTGCGTCCTTGCTGTTTACCTAAACAACAACAAGGACGGAATGGCGCTGAGCGGATTGGAGGATTACAAGTCCGTCAGCATCGGCAGCCTTAGCGTTACAACTGCCGGCGCTAGCTCCAGCGCTACAGGCGCTGATCGCGTACCACCCTTATATGAGCGGTATTTGACAGGGATTAGAATCAGTGGACCAGGTAACTTTTCCATCCGCCGGAGCTGATCAATGGGCTACATGTATCCCGGTGCCGAGTTCATCGACGACACCGCAGCGCATACCGGACGTTTCGGCAAGATTGTTGCCCTTGAGGATTCTGTGATCGCCAGCCTGACCGCTCAGGACTGGACTGGCAACACCCTTAGCGCTATCCCATTCAAGGCAAGCACCGAGCTGGAAGGCGTGTTTACCAGCATCACGTTGACCAGCGGCACTGTTGTTGCTTACAGGCTCTGATGGCTTACGTTCTCCCTGGTGGTGGTGATGCGGTAGCACGCGAAGGGCTCGAGATCCCTACGCATGATTGCATTGTCAATACATACGATGGCGCAAACAACTTGCTGACTGCAACGTACAAGCGTGGCGGCACAGGCGGCAAGACCGTAGCAGTACTGACAATGACCTACGACGGTAGCAATAATCTGCTTACCGTTGTTCGGAGCTGAGCAATGGCATTCAAGCTCAACCCGTTTACCAGCCAGCTTGATACCGTCCGCAATCAAATGTTGTGGGGATCGTTTTACGATACGACTCAGCAGATTGCGACGCTTGCCAACACTGACTACCCGATTGGAATCAATTCAACGGATCCAGACAGTCGCGGCATTAGCATTGTTTCTGGGTCGCGCGTTACGTTCTCCCGTGCTGGTGTTTACAGCGTCACTTACTCTGTCCAGTTTGTAAACACAAGCACTTCGATTCACGACATCAATATCTGGCTGCGCAAGAACGATAGCGGCGTCACCGGTGACGTACCAGCATCGGATAGCAAGTTCAGCATTATCTCCAGTCATGGCGGCGTTGATGGTCATGTCATCGGCTGCGTGAATTACGTCCTAAAGCTTGCTGCTAGCGATTACTTGGAATTGATCTGGTCAACAACCAACGTTGCGGCCAGCATTCAATCCTTGCCATCGTCGCCATCGGGACCAGCGCATCCTTCCATCCCTGGCATTATCCTTACAGCAGTGCAGGTTGCCTGATGGCACTCGCTGGATCACTACAAAAAATCGCCAGCAAGCTGATGAGCAAGTTTGGCGGGACGGCTACCATCCGCCGCGTTGAGACCGGCATTTACAACGCAACCTCTGGCACCGTCACCGAAAGCACAACCGACACCACTGTGCGCGGCGTGTTGCAAGACGTCAGCCTGCGTGAGGTGAATGATTTGATTCAAGCTGGCGACAAGCGGCTACTGATTGCTGCGGCTGACCTGGCTAACGCTCCTATCACTGCTGATCGCGTGATTATCGAAGGCGTCACTCATCAAGTGATCCAGGTGCGTACGATTGAACAGGACAACACTGCCATCACCTACGAGCTGATCTTGAGGGCATAATGGCACGCGAGATTCAGCTGGATCAGATCGGCGGCTATGTAGAGCAACAAATGGAAAAGCTGCTGCGGGTTGCAGTGCTTGAGACCGATAGCCGTCTTAAGCAGGCAAGCCCGGTTGACACTGGCAGGTTTCGCGTTAGCTGGCAGGTGGGCGAAAACGCGGCAGGCTTTTACGACGGCGGACCGCAGCAAGAGTCTTCTAATGCGGATCGCTCAAAAACATCTCCGCCAGGCGGATTGGTCGTGCCATTGCGCAGGATGAATTATGGGCAAGAAAAACTGGGCAACATCTATAGCGTGCACAACAACCTGCCGTATGCAGAGCCTCTTGCTAATGGCAGCAGCAAGCAAGCGCCTGCTGGATGGGTGCAAGGCATCGCCAAGGACATCCAAGGCTTTGTGCGCGTCAATGCTGACCGCATCGGGAGGGAATCATGAGCAGCACCTACAACGACGTCCGTGCCGCCATTGAAGGACGCATTGGCACGGAGATGGCGCTATCGCCTGCCTACCCAGTCAGCTATCAAAATGTCCCCTTCACACCACCCAACAACACGCCATGGGTGCAGGTGTTCATCCGCTTTGGCGATAACAACTACGCCACGCTGCTGCCGACTGGTGGCGTTGGCTTTAACCGCCAGACCGGCACGCTGGTGATCAATGTCTTTACGCCGCAGGGTCAAGGCACTGCCGCCAACTTCACAATCGCAGAGCGCATCAAGGATAAGTTTGACCGCTTAAACCTATCCAGCATTATCTTCGATGCAGCCTCAGGGCCAGCGCAGGTGACGCCTGCATCGCCTGAGCCTTACTATCAAACTCAGGTTGCGGTTACTTTTGAAGCCTACTTAGACTAGGGGTAGCCACATACCGTTCACAACATGGCTACTGTTCTGTCCGGTACGTCCGGCGCTCTTTACTACAAACCCGCTGGCACCAAGGCCACGTTCGGCGAGTCCGCCGTGGATGCCACTGACGATGAAATCACCGTTGCCAGCTTCCTGAACTTCAAGGTCGGCGATCCTGTGGTGTTCAGCGTCCTCAACACTGAAACTGGAGCTAGTGGCACCGGCACCCTGCCTGGTGGCATCAGCGCAGCAACCACCTATTACGTGATCACTTACACCGCCTCAACAGGCGTGCTGAAAGTATCCGCTACCGCTGGCGGCTCTAGCGTTGCGATCACCGACGACGGCACTGCTGTCGCTCCTAACGCCTTCCAGGTTGAATACGCAACCCATGCAGCAGTAGGCGAAGTACGCGAGTGGTCGTTTGAGATCACCCGTGAAGAGATCGACGTGACCACCATCGGCCAGTCACTCGGTCAGTACGCTCCTTTCCGTAGCTACATCACTGGCTTTGCGGATGGCGAGGGCAGCTGCACCGTCTATACCACAGACGATGACAGCAACCTGTCTAACCGCATGATCCAAGACGTGCTGCAGCGCCAGCAAGCTGGGGCATCGTTCAAGCTCTACATCGACCGTGTGCTTAGCGGTGGCTCTGTCAGCCCTACCCTTAGCCGCAGTGTTGAGTTTGAAGCTGTGCTGACTTCCGCCAGTCTGACCGTCAACCCTGACGATGCCCAGTCTGTAGAGATCAGCTTCCGCCCTGCTGGTACCCCCACTTTCGACTTCAGCAAGAGCTGATACCTAGAAACGGGAGATTGTTAGCCCCTGGGTTGCGCCGGGGGCTTTTTCATGATTAAAGTAGAGCGCAAAGACCAATTCTTATGTCGCCTGCTCAGCCTGTGCGTGCTCTAGATCGCCTGAAAAAGGCGGCAAACCTTGTCCCGATCCGCAAGGTAGTCACGCTTAGCGACGGGTCAGAGTTTGAGTTTTGGCACACTGCCCTGACGATGGCAGAGCGTGAGCGCGCAACCAAGGCTGCCAATAGCAACGATCCCAACGCATTGGCGATTCAGTTGCTTGTGCAAAAGGCGCAGGATGAGAATGGTAATCGCATGTTCCAAGCTGGCGAGGTTGCCGAACTGAAGAACGAAGTGCGTGACAGCGATTTGCAGCGGATCATTTTGGCACTGATCCAAGACGACGTGGTGGAGCTAGACACGGGAAACTGAAACAGGAGCTAAGGCGGGACAACCTGCTGATGCTCCAGTTGTCATTAGCAAGGGAGCTGGGCTGCACTCTTGCTGAACTTTTAGAACGGATTACCCCTGAAGAGCTGGTTCTGTGGAACACGTTTTTCAGGATCGAACGCGAAGAAGAAGCAAAAGCTGCCAAAAAGCGCAGGTAGAATCGTTGTATCGCTAGGGTCCTGCCGTGGGCGTCGTTGCCAATATTGCGGTCAACCTAGACGCCACCAAGGCGCTGGCAGGACTGAAGGGGCTAGACAATGCCGTAAAAGGGCTGGGCGGCGGAATAACCAGGCTTGGCCAGCAGATGTCCGGTTTGGCTGGTATTGCGGCGGGTATCGGCGCAGGCGCTGCAATTAGTGGCTTTGTTAAGGCTGGAATCGAGGCTGATCGTACATCAAAGACAATCAAAGCACTTGCTGGACAATACAAGGAAACAGAAGGTGTTACCAAGCTGGCTGCCGATGCCGCTAAGCAATATGGCTTAGGGCAAACGACAGCAGCAAAATCTGTTGCTGATCTGTATGGTCGCCTGCGCCCAATGGGCGTCAGCCTTGAGAATATCGGCAAGACGTTTAATGGCGTCAACAAAGCTGCTGGGCTGATGAATCTTTCATCGGCAGACACTGAAGGTGTGATGCTGCAGCTCAGCCAAGCGATGGGATCTGGTGCGTTGCAGGGTGACGAACTGCGTTCGATCATGGAGCGATTGCCTGCTGTTGGTCAGGCTGTAGCCAAGGTCATGGGCGTCACCGTTGGCGAAGTTAAACAGCTTGGTTCTGACGGCAAGATTACAACGGATGTGATCATTAAAGCGATGGAAGAGCTGAATAAAATTAAGCCCCCACCACCGGATGCTTACAAGCTTTTCCAGGCAGCGTTAGAAGATCTTAATACCGTAATTGGCACGCAGTTGCTGCCAATCTTTACGCCACTTGTTCAAAAGTTGTCAGAAGTAATTGCCAAGTTCAAAGAACTCGGAGTTGGCGCGACAATTGCTCAAACCCTGAAGCCGATTGGAGATTTGATGATTTACCTTCTCGGTGCATTCACAAAACTGCCCGAACCGGCTCAGAAGCTAATCATTGCTATCGGCGCAATCACAATTGCGCTATCGCTAATCGCGGTTCCACTTGGCTTGGTTATTTCTGCATTCGGCACGATCATTACCGCTATTGGCGGCGTTATTACAGCGATCAGCGGAATGTCAATTTTGGCGACGCTTGCGGGCTGGCTTGGCGCGGTGGTGCCGGCGCTTACCGCCGTGATAACGCTGCTAAGCGGACCTGTTGGCATTGTTGTTGCCATTGTTGCTGCTGGTATTGCAATCTACGCATTCAGGGATCAAATCGGCAATGCGTTCAAGGGAATTGGAAAATGGTTCAAAGATTTAATTGATGGCTTCGGTATCTTGATCAAAGAGATCGGTAAAGCAGCAACTGCGTTTATCAAAGACTTTTTCGAGCCGATTACAGATAACTGGGAGAAGATCGTAGAAGCATTTCAGCAAGGCGTAAAATTTGTTTTTGACGTTTTAACCAAGCCTTACCGCGATGCGTGGCAGTTCATCAATGAAAAGTTTATTGATCCACTAAAGGCAGCATTCCCAAACCTCGTAAACTTTATCAAGGGCATTGGGTCAAAAATCACAGACGTACTTGCCGCTCCGTTTAAGGCAGTAGCAAATATCGTCAAAAGTGTATTTAATGGAATTATCAAAATCATTGAAGGTGCTATAAATATCGCTGTTGATGGCATCAATAAGCTGATCAAAGGTGCCAACACCCTCCCTGGGCCAGATCTGCCGTTAGTTTCAAGGGTCAAGCTGCCACGCTTTGCCGAAGGTGGCGTTGTCACGCGCCCGACCTTGGCGCTTGTCGGTGAAGGTGGCGAGCCAGAGTACATCGTGCCGCAAAGCAAGGCAGACGCCTTCGCTCAGAACTGGATCTCCGGCAGGCAGGGCGCAGCAGCTATCCCAAGCGGATCAACGACAGGCAGCAGCACCACCGTGCCTTCAATCAATATCCAGACTGGACCCGTAACTCAGATGGAAGGCACAAGGTACGTGACCATGGGCGACCTTGAATCCGCACTTCAAACAATGGCGATTGCGATGACTAACACCAACCGCTCTGCTGGTGCTCGTCGCTATGCGGGAGTCCGTTGATGGCTAACCGCAGTCAGGCGTTTTACATACGCGTTTTCTCCGGCGCAACCGATTACCAACGCTGGCAGTCCTACTACGTCAACCAGACTGTCACTCTCTCCAGTAAGACCTGGAGTTATCACCCATTTACGGTTGATGCGTTTACAGGTGGCAGCACCCCCGGTGAACGCTTCACTCTCCAAGTGCCAGCCACGAACGAAGCAGTCGAAACGTTTACCTATGCCTTGGGATTGAACTGGCTCTGCGAGGTCCAGATGTACGAGTTCAACACGCTTGCCACGCAAACCGGACCATCGGCAAGCCAGGTGTTGATTGCCTCCGTGTTTGGTGAGGTCGTGGAAGTGCGCGGCGGGTTTACATCCCTATCAGTGACCCTAGGATCAGGGCTGGCACCCGTTGGAGCGCAAGCCCCACCCCGCACGTACACAACGGCTCTGGTTGGCACGCCCTTAAGAATATGAGCAAAATTCAAATCACAGAGCCGCTTTTCGTATCCCGCGCTCAAAGCGAAGCGATCAGCACACCGTTGCAGGATGACGCAGCCGCCGGCGCCGCATCACTGGATTCTGATCAGCAGGCTGTCGTCTTAGGGGAGCCGATCCCGATTGTCTTTTGCCGCCGTGTAGACAGCATCGGTGGTGCGCTGGCTAGCCCAAAGGCGACTGAAGCCGGATATAGCAACAACGCTGTCACCAATGCACTTACGGTCAACCTAGAGCTTGTCCTCAGCGAAGGCCAGCTCCCGTTAGTCCAGATCCGCGATGTTTTCCAGCGTGCTTGCCGCGTTGGTACATGGGCTCAGGCTTATGACGCCCGCGCTGGCACTTGGAACCCAGGTAATACCGTAACCGTCGTCGCAGGTAAAACGCCCTGGAACTGCCCGTACTACTGCGGCACCAGTGGAAGCTACGACAACATGACGACGCTGAGCTATACCAACACTCACGCAGACGGTGACGAAACCTGGAGCAAACAAGTCCACGTCTTCGTGCGTAACGGGATGCAGGTAACGCGCATCATTGATAGCGTCGTTGGTTCTAGCAATAACGTTGTCGATCTTGTTCTATATCTGATCACGCAAACAAATCGCGTACCGAGCACGCTGATTGATTCGGCTGCAATGCTGACCGCTGCTCAATTTACGAACACGAACGGGCTGCTATTTAACGGCATTGTTCAAACATCCACCAACCTCGAAGAGTGGCTGTACAACACCAGTGCTGGATTCCTGCTGCGCTTTTGCGACCGCGCCGGCAAAAAAATCCTAAAGCCACGCCTGCCCATCAATAACGATTACACAATCAAAACGACAGCTATCACCGCTGAGTACAAATTCACCGAAAACGACTTGCTGCCCGATGGTTTTGAGATTGATTACGTCTCACTTGAGCAACGCCTGCCCGCGTGCATCGTTGTGCTGTGGCGCCAGCAACCTGATGACGACATCGGCATTATCCGTACTACCGAAGTGCGGTTTACAGGCGAGGCTCTGACTGGTCCTTATGAGCAGTACGACCTGAGCGAGTATTGCGCGTCCGAGAACCACGCCGTCAAGGTTGGCACCTATTACGCCGCTCGCCGTAAGTACATCACCCACAGCCTGCGCATCCAAGTTCGCCCTGGCGCCTTCAACAGCACACTGGAACTAGGCGACATTGTGCGGGTGCAGCTCGCACGGGAAACAGACGTTACCGACTACGCAATCCACGATTACTACTACGAAGTAGACCGCATCAGCAAAGCAACCAGCGGTGTTGTGACTCTGGATCTAACGCACTTTCCGATTGACGAGCAGAACCGTAGCCTTGTGGCGTTGAAAGTAGCTGAAGCCGTTGGCGCTGGCTATACGATGGCAACCGGCAGGGCAGACTTTTCCTGTGACATTACAGGGCGTCGCACCGACAGCTCAAGCATTGCCAACACACCAGATCCAGACCCGCCGATTCTTCCTGACCCAGATAATTTTGAGTACACCGTACCTACACCGACAATCACAAGCGACACATCCCCTATTACTTTTGGGCCTGATGGCGCGACTATTCCAGGCGGAAGAAACGCTGTCCTTGGGTTGATTGGTGCAAGTAGTCCCGTGGGTGACACGGAAAACCCTGCAGATCCAATCGAAGAAGAAGAAACGCCGCCAGACATCACCGGAGAAACAGGTGACGACGGCCATCCCGTAGATGGAGACACGCTACTGACTTCACCGACGTGCCCTAACGGCAAAGTCAGCTGGTATAAACGCCCGAAAGATGGCGGCGAGCGTCAATTGCTGAAAGAAGAAACTATCTCTGGGAGCGGCAACAGCGACCTGTCGATTACCACAGACGAAATCGACCACTATATCGAAGCAGATACGCGTTGCCCTGATCCAAGCTCTCCAGATGGCTATGGATCGCCAGTTACGCAAACAACAGGACTTGTTGAAGCTAACTACAACTTCTATAATTACGTCCGTTGGGTGGGAACAATCTTCGGACCATTCTCTACAGAATCAAAAACTTCCCCTTGGCTGGCACTTACCGGAAACGACGCCGCCACGATCGGACCTCTGTGGGGCTGTGTCGGCAACACACCCTCAGCTGTTAGTGATTCCAGTACATGTCCACCTGTCGGACCTATTAACTGGCGTTCGGGTGTAATCACAGTAAACAAAATAACAAACCCAACAGGATTTTACGGACTAGGCGGTCTGTCTTTTTACGATAAATTTGCTGCTACTAATACCAGTGCCTGTAGCAATGCTTACGCGGTTCAGTGGACAGGGACCGTAGAAGGCAGAGTTATTTCGATAGAAGGTAAGTGGGAATTCAGCGTAGATGGCAGTACGGTTGCAGCAGAATGGGAAGGTCGCACAGACCAAAGTGAGGGTGAATAATGGCTAACTTCCCAGCGCTAAATCCCCAATCTCGCGTCTTTACGCCTGGTGCTACTCCCTCGACTCCGCTTGGAGCGCTAGACGGCGACGAACTGATGGTGCGTCACGCCAATGTCGTCAACGGCTACACATTACGCCTTGGTTTTACAGGTTTGACTCAAGACCAACATTTCTCGATTACAAGCCACTACATGCTGCACGGCAGGTTTAATCCTTTTGCCTTAAACAGCATCACACTGCAAGGTTCAGGACTTACCTTCCCAAGCGGGTACGAGTGGATCTACGTCAAAGCTCCAGATACTACATATTCACCTGGCCTGATCTCCGTTACTGTTGAACTGGAGCTAGTGGCGCCTTACACGTTATGACCGTATTCCCGACGCTGGTTCCAAACGAGATTGGCTTTGATATGGGCCAAGCAAACATCAGCGAAGTCTCCACTTTTGCTGGTCCTGTCCGGTTCCGCCATAGCAAAGCGATCAACAATCAAGTTCTACGGATCGTTTACCGAGGCCTCAGTCAAACCCAGGTTGCCACGCTGCGGCAGCACTACTACGAAAACCAAGCGTCACTGTCTTACTTCACCGTCCCTGCCGCCATCTGGGGCGGTTTGACGGTTGTGTCACCCACATCGTTGTATCGATACGCTTCTCCACCAGAAG